CCAACTTCGAGGCGCTGTATCAGCAGAACCCCGTGATCGCCGGGGGCAACATCTTCCAGGAAGATTGGTGGCAGTTCCGCCGGGCCATCCCCGAACTGGAGTATCTGACCGTTTATGGCGACACCGCTCAGAAGAAGGACCAGCGGCACGACTATTCCGTCTTCCAGTTGTGGGGCAAGATGAAGAACGGCGGCTGCATCCTGATCGACCAGGCGCGTGGCAGATGGTCGGCGCCAGAACTGCGGCGCGAGGCAACGGCATTCTGGGACAAGCACAAGGCGCGCAACTACCGGGCGCCCATCCGCGCGTTCAAGGTCGAGGACAAGAGCAGCGGCACCGGGCTGATACAGGAACTGCGGGAGCGCCCTTACAGCCTGCCGATCATCGGCATTCCCCGGAACCGGGACAAGGTGAGCCGGGCGCAGGACGTGTCGCCGCATATCGAGGCGGGGCATGTGTACATCCTTGACCGCCAGCCGTGGCTCGCTGACTTCCTGGCCGAGGCGGCGGCGTTCCCCGATGCGCCACACGATGACCAGATCGATCCCATGATGGATGCGGTGGGCGAGATGCTGGGGATCGCCGGGGCTGGTGGGGCGGAGATCCGCATCAGGTCGCTTTAATTGCTTGCGTGGGGCATGATTGGTTGGCATAGTGGACCCTCACCGGTGCTTCCCAAGCGCCCTTACCAATGACGCCGCCCGGCCATCCGTCTCGGGCGGCGTTTCTCGTTCAGTGTGTTTGATTGATTTCCGCGCCGGAAGCGGGTAGCATGGCGCGGCAATCCGTAACGAGGGCGCAATGGCCATATTCGACTTCCTGCGGCGCGGACCAGCGCCGACAACGCATGACGCCGGATCGCCCATCGAGACCAAGGCCAGCCGCGCGGCCACGCTGGTCAGGCCGGGGCCGGTGGCGAAATGGTCAAGCCGGAACTTCGAGGCCTTCGCCCAAGAGGGATACACCCAGAACTCGGTAACCTATCAGGCGATCAGCCGCATCGGCGAGGCGTTTGCAACAATCGACTTCGAGGCGTGGAAGGGCGAGACGGAACTGGACGCGCATCCGGTGCTGGACTTGCTCAAGCGCCCGAATCCGCGGCAGGGGTGGTTCGAGTTTGCGATGGCCGCAGTCGGTTATCTCAAGCTGGACGGGAACTGCTATATCGAGGGGGCGATTGCAGGCGGCGTTCCCAAGGAACTCTATGCGCTGCGCCCCGACCGGGTGACGGTCCACGCCGGTCCCTATGGCCACGCTGAGAAGTTCGTTTACAGCCTGAACCAGCGCGACATCACGTTCATGGTCGAGGAAGATGGCCGCAGCGAGATCCTGCACCTGCGGGAGTTCAACCCGCTTGACGACTGGATCGGCATGTCTCCCGTCCGGCCCGCCGCCTACGCCATCGACCAGCACAACGAGGCGTCGAAGTGGATCATGGGGCTGCTCCAGAATGGCGCGGTGTCTTCGGGCATCCTGGCGACCGACGCGGACAAGAACCTGACGGACGATCAGTACGCGCGCCTGACCGCAGCGATTGAGAAGCACCATTCCGGCGCGGCCAACGCGGGGCGCCCGATGCTGCTGGAGGGCGGGATGAACTGGCAGTCGCTGGCGTTCTCCCCATCCGACATGGGCGTGGTCGATACCAAGGCGGCGGCGGCTCGGGAGATTTGCGTGACGCTCGGCGTTCCCCCGCAGCTTCTCGGCATCCCCGGCGACAACACCTATAGCAACTACCAGGAAGCGCGGCTGGCCTTCTGGGAGGACACCGTGATCCCGCTGGTGTCGATGTTCACCGACGCCATGAACCGCTGGCTCGCCTACTACTACGACGGCGTCAAACTGCGCCCGAACCTCGACGCGATCCCCGCCATTGCCGAGAAGCGCGCCCAATTCTGGGCTATGGCCAACTTGTCAAACGAGTTGACCGTGGATGAGAAGCGCGAGTTGAAAGGCTACGAGCCTCGGCCCGATGGGCAAGGCGACGTGGTGCTGATCAACTCCGGACAGATCTCGCTGTCCGAGGTGTCGCTTGATCTTGGCGACGACACCGGCTCCGGCGAGGGCGAAGACCCGATGACTGACGCTGAGATCGACGATGAGGTAAAGCAGGTCATGCGGGTGGTCTATGGCAAGACGACTCCTTGACGCTGATCGCCATCGGGAGGCGAGGCGGCAGTCCCGCCTGATGCTGATCATCGAGCGCAGGTATGGCCGCAAGTTCACGGCGGAGATCCGCGCGGCGTCTGTGGCGATGCTCGCCAGCTACGCGCGGTCTGGCGCCATCCCGTCCATCCCTGAAGGCCATGAGCAACGGCTGCTGACGATCTATCGCGACATGGTGGCATTCACCGTGCAGGCGTTTGGCTCGCGCATCCTCGGCCAGGGCAAGGCGATGGGGCGTGATCTGGAGCGCAAGGACTTCCTCGACTACTTCCTGCGGCTGTCGGAGGAATACATCTCGCTGGAGATGATCCGCCGGCGCATTACCAAGGTGTCGGAGACGACGCGCGAGGACATCGTGACCGCGATCAACAGGACGCGGCAGGACGCGGACAGCTTCCCGGCCATTGCAGAGGCGATTGCAAGGGCGGTCCCCAGGATCAGCAAGACGCGGGGGATGCTGATCGCCCGCACCGAGGTGCATGGCGCGGCCAACTACGGAGCGCATGGCGCGGCGAAGGAGACCGGGCTGGACCTCCAGAAGGAGTGGGTGGCGGTTGAGGATGACCGCACCCGCACGTCGCACAGTTCTATTGATGAGCAGGTCCGCGAACTTGATGAGCCATTCGATGTGGGCGGCGAGCGGCTGATGTATCCCGGCGACCCGAATGGCAGCGCGGGCAACATCATTAATTGCCGTTGCAGCATCTCCCATATCGTCAAGGACTGACCGCCGGATAGTTGCCTCGCAGGAAAATTCTTTTCCTCGGGGGAAAATGCGGTTAGGATGCACCCGTAATCGCAGTGGCGGCAGCGGGCGAAATGGAAACACTCACTTTCAAGATGGACCTGGACCTGAAGAAGGAGCCGGATCAAGACGGCACCTTCGAGGGGTATGGCGCAGTCTTCGGGAATGTGGACAGCGATTCCGACATCATCGCGCCGGGCGCGTTCGCCAAGAGCCTCAGTGTTCGTAAGCCGAAGATGCTCTGGCAGCATGACCCCAACGAGCCGATTGGTATATGGGACGAACTGGCCGAGGACGAACACGGCCTGCGCGTGAAGGGGCGCGTCCTGAAGGACGTGCGGCGCGGTGCCGAGGCGATGGCGCTGTACAAGGCGGGGGCAATCTCCGGCCTGTCCATCGGGTTCCGCACCATCAGCGCGGAGCCGGAGGCGAATGGATCGGTGCGCCGGCTGACCGAGGTTGATCTCTGGGAAATCTCCGCGGTGACGTTCCCCAGCAATCCGAAAGCGAATGTCACGGCTGCGAAGTCGGACACGATCAGAGAGTTTGAGACTGCCCTGCGGGATGCAGGGTTTTCTCGTGCCGAAGCCAAGGCCATCGCGGCTCGTGGTTTCACAGGTCTGCGGGACTGCCGAGAGGGTAGAAGCGCGGATGACGCAGTGGTCGCGAGGCTTCTTGCAAACATCAACCACGCAACGGAGATCATCCGATGAGCGAACATGACCCCACCCTCGTGGATGTCGCGAAGGCGATGGAAGGCCTTCAGGGCGGCTTCGAGGAATTCAAGACCAAGAACGACGAGCGCCTGAAGCAGCTTGAGACGCGCGGCGAAGATCCCATCACTGTCGAGGTGGTCGAGAAGATCAACGCCGACATGACCAAGCAGCAGCAAATGCTTGACGCGTTTGAGCTGAAGCTGCGCGGCCTGTCCCGGTTCGAACAGACCGCCGACGGCCAGCAGATCGACCTGACCAAGAAGGCTGCCGACTGGCATCGCTTCGAGGCGGGCGGGCGCGGCGGCGAGTGGACCCCGGATCAGATGGACAGCTATCGTGACGTGTTCGTCAAGTGGGTCCGCGCCGGCACCGAGGTTCTGGAGCCGGGCGAGGTCCGTCATCTGAACGAGATGAAGTCCCTGTCCGCCGGCACCAACCCGGACGGCGGCTACGTCGTGACCCCGGACATGTCGGGCCGCACCGTTCAGCGTGTCTACGAGACCTCCCCGATGCGGGCCTATGCCTCCATTCAGGCGATCTCCACGTCCTCGCTGGAGGGCATCCACGACAATGACGAAGCGGCCTATGGCTGGGTCAGCGAGAAGGGCGCCCGGTCCGAGACCGACACGCCGACGCTCGGCAAGTGGAGCATCCCGGTTCACGAAATGTACGCTAACCCGGCGGCGACGCAGGGCATCCTGGATGACGGGATGGTCAACGTCGAAAGCTGGCTCGCCGACAAGGTGGCCGACAAGTTTGCCCGCGCGGAGAATGCGGCGTTCTGCACCGGCACCGGCGTCGGCAAGCCTCGCGGCTTCCTGGATTACGCCGACTGGGCTTCTGCCGGCACCTACGAGCAGGGCGCCATCGAGCAGTTCGACACCGGCGTCAACGGGGGCTTCGCAGCGGCTCCGGCTGGCGGCGATGTGCTGATAACCGCGCTCTATGGCCTCAAGTCGGTCTACCGGGCCAACGCGGTCTGGTTCATGAACCGAGCCACGGCGGCGTTGACGCGCAAGCTGAAGGACAGCGACGGCGCCTACATCTGGACGCCGGGCATCGCGGCTGGTCAGCCGGCCACCCTGCTCGGCTATCCGGTCGCCTCGTTCGAGGACATGCCTGACCCAGCGACGGGTTCGCTGTCCATCGCTGTCGGCGACATGCGGGCGGCCTACCAGATCGTTGATCGGGTCGGCATCCGCACCCTGCGCGATCCGTATTCCAACAAGCCCTACGTGCATTTTTACAGCACGAAGCGGGTTGGCGGCGACGTGATCGACTACGAAGCCCTGAAGGTCATCAACTTCAAGGCGTAACCATCTGCCGGGGGGGCTTCGGCCCTCCCGCTCAACACAAGGAGCATGAGATATGCTTTGTGATGGACTGAATGGAAAGCAGGTGGTTCACCTCGGGAACCTCGCTCTTTCCGGCACGACCCCGGCGGTCTCCAGCTATGCGGACGTGAAGGGCTTCAACAAGGTGACGCTGGTTGTGGTCTCGAACACGATCACCGACGCCGGCACGGCGAGCGGCTACACCGTGACCTTCCAGGACTCGGCGGACACCACGGCGGCGGCTGCGGCCTCTGTTGTGGCGGCTGATGCGGTCAACGACACGCTGACGCTGACGGAAGTCACCGATGGCGACGACAACACCGTGCTGGGCAGCTTCGGCTACCTCGGGACGGATCGCTATGTTGGCGTCTCGGCGGTCGGCACCACCGGCACCGACGCGGACCTGAGCGTGTACGCGATCCTCGAGGACCCGCACACCGCGCCGCCCACCCTGATCGGAACCGCCGTGGCCCGGACCTAGCGGTGAGTTCTGAGGACAGCCGGGCGGTTCCTCCTTTCTGCCCGGCTGTCTTTCAGAGACCATCAGAAAGGACTGACGCATGACCCTGCAAGCGACATTCACCGCCAACCTGAACATGATTCAGAGCGGGGCCAACGCCTTCGCCGACCGCCTGTCTGATGACGTGGCGTTCTCGCAGAAGCTGACCGACGGGACCGGGGCGGGCAACGCCGACCTGCTCTATGTCGCCGAGCGGACCGTGGCCACTGCGACCGATGACGACATCGACCTGGCGGGCGTCCTGTCCGACGTGTTCGGCACGACGCTGACCTTCGCCGAGCTGGTTGGCATCCTCATCATCAACAAGCAGAAGGACGGGACCGCCAACACGACCGACCTGACCATCGGCGGCGGCTCCAACCCCTTCGTCGGCTTCCTCGGCGGCACGACCCCGACTGTCGGCCCGATCAAGCCCGGCGGCATGTTCATGTTGATGTCGCCTGACGCGGCTGGCATCGGCACCGTCACCGCGGGGACCGGCGACATTCTCCGCATCACCAATTCGGCGGGGGCGTCGAACACCTACCAGATCGCAATCGTTGGCAGGAGCGCGTAATGGCCCAGCAGACAGACATCAGCGTTCCGGCGCAGACGTGGACGCAGGTTACTGATGCGGACGTGACCTCGATCACGTTTCAGGTCCGCGCGAATGATGCGGTCTACATCAAGGGGACGACCGGCGCAGTGGCGCCCACTGATACGACCGGGGCGATTGTCTACTGGTCGGGCCAGGGCGAACTTAACAAGAGCCTGTCGGACATGTTCCCCGGCATTGCCGCTGTCCGCGTCTATGCATACTGCGATGGGGTGGCGACCGTTAGCGTCGGGCATGGCTGATGCGCGGCCTTGAATCTCCGATCTTCGGAATGCGGACGCCCTTTACGCAAGGGGCGGACGCTGACGCTGACGCCTACGCCGTCGCTGGCTCCAGCCCCAAACTCGTGGCCGACTTCGACGGGGCCACGGAGTACTACCGCAAGGCGGGGTCCGCGACCACGTTTGACGGGCTGTTCACGCATACGGGGGCGTCCCTCAGGACGATGGTGGACAGCGACGGGGCGCTGACGTGGGCGCCGCATAATCTGATCCCATACTCAGACGACGCAAATAGCTGGCCGAAGTACCTCGTCACTGTTGTGGTGGATCAAGCAACTGGGCCTGACGGCGCGTCCGCTGATTTGATTTATCCTACATCGACACATATCGATGTATGTATTTATCAGGGGAGCCTCCCCGCTGTCAAAAAGAAACATTCTGTCGTCGCGAAGGCTGCGGGTAAGGACTGGCTCTGCATCCTTCAGGAAGACACGACTGGCGGCGGCGTCTGGTTCAACCTATCCACAGGGGTCCAGGGTACAGAGACGGCCAACTGGACCGGCACGATGACCGACCTCGGGGACGGCTGGTATCTCTGCACGGCGGAGGTCAGCACTGGGTTCAATCAGTATACCTGTCTGTCGCCGGTTGACGGCGATGCATCGACGACAAGCACCGCAAACGGGACCGATGGCATTTACGTCGTCAACATGCACTGCCTCCGCAATGACCTCGGCGGCATGGTTAACGTGCCTTCTGACGCCCGCACGTTGGCTGCCTTGAGTTCCTACGTCCCGACGACCTCCGCCGCCGTCCACCTCCCGCGCCGCGGCCACCACATCTACAACGGCTCGACGTGGGCGAACAAAGGCATCTTTCTGGAGAGCGAGGCGCGGACGAACCTTGTCGCTTCCTCCGATGACATGAGTGGCTGGACCACGTCCACGCTAACCGTCACAAAGGATCAGACAGGCGCGGACGGAATCGCGAACAGCGCCAACCGCCTGACCGCGACCGGGGCCAACAGCACCGTCCTGTTGACTGTTACCGCCGCCTCTAATCCGCACGTATTCGGCGCGCTGGTCAAGCGCGTGACCGGGACCGGGGTTATCGAGGTGACGGTCGATGGTGGCACGACGTGGGACGCGGTCACCAGCGACATCAACACCAGCGTATATACGCAAGTTTGCACCGACGCGCAGACTGTGACGAACCCTCAGATCGGGTTCCGCATCGTGACGAGCGGCGATGAGATCGCTGTACAGATCAACCAGCTTGAGCAGACCTCCGGCAAGATATCCTCGCCGATTCCCACCAGCGGTTCCACCGTCACCCGCGCTGCTGAGACCCTCACGGTCCCTGCTGCTAATCTGCCCTACGACGCGACGAACATGAGCATCGCGATGAAGGGGACGACGACTTATGCGGATGAGGGCGCAGGGGCGCAGCAGACGTGGATGCGGTGGCGCGCCGACGGGAGCAATTACCTCTCTCTTGATCTGGACACTGATGCGGCGGCTACGGGTGAGGTGAACGCCAACCAGAAGGCGGCGACCGCGCCGCTTGATACGGTCGTCGCCGGAGCCGAGTACAGCCCTGGCATAAATGTAGCGTTCAACATCGCGTCGCGTAACACGGCAGGCGCAATCAACGTCGCCAAGGATGGCACAGCCGCGACGGAAGACACGACACCCACCAGCCTTCCCGATCTGTCCGCAACCGATCTTGATCTTGGTTACGATTTCATGGGAACCATCGAACAGTTCCTCATGTGGGACGCCGACCTGGGCGACGCTGGCATAGAGGAGGCCACGTCATGAGGTGGCTGGCGATCCCCCTGATCCTTGTCGCTGCTGAAAGACAACCAGCATGATTGACCTAGTGCTATGGGCCAACGACAAGGCCACCTTCCACACCTTCGCCATCACCAACAATATGATGGTCAGTGGCGGCGACGGGGGATACACCACGCGCGAGGGCTTCGAGTATTCGTGGTGGGCTGGCTCGGGCAAGCTGATGACGGCCAAGGGGACTTACGATGGAGAGGGGGCCGAGATCACCCCGCCGACATTCCTGCCCGGCTTCGTGGCTCTCTGCCGCATCCATAGCAGCTTCTTTGGCGATGACGTTCTGGTCCCTGACGAGGCCAACCCCGACGCTGCGGAGCAGTGGGCGCATTCCAAGTTCTCCCGCTACGTTAAGAACAACGGTGCGCCCGGTACGGATAGCGGGGTCAGCTATTACGAATTGGACGGCGTTCGGCTGTTCCGCTATGCTGATTTGCAGGCCAAGATTGCCGAATGGGACGTTCCTGGCCATGAGTGGCTCGGCGGGAATGTAGGCTAAGGAGATCGCGATGACTGTCACGGCGAAGATCACGGCGAAGGACGGCTATCGCTGCGCGCCGCGCGGATCAACCATCGAGACGATCCCCTTTGGGGAGATCGTCACCGGGCAGATTGCCGAATGGGCGCTGGCCGACAAGGCTGCATCACGCATGGTGAAGAAGGGACCGGCGCCAGAGAACAAGGCGCGGCGTCCTCGCGAAACGAAGGCCGGCAAATGACGACTGTCACGGTCAAGCAGGGCGACACCAGCCCGATCATCCAAAACACGCTGACCGACGCTGACGGGAACGCGGTGGACGTGACCGGGGCGACGATCCGCTTCCACATGTTCGACCGGCGCACTGGCGAGGAATCGATTGACGCAGCGGGCGCCATCGTCACGGCGACCAGCGGGATCGTCAAATACACATGGCAGGCCGGCGACACTGCGACTGTGGGCGCGTACAATTACGAATGGGAAGTGACCTATTCCGACGCGACGGTCGGCACATTCCCGACGAGCGGATACAACCTCGTCATCATCGAGGATGATTTGGCATGAGCCTGAACCCGCCAGAAGACCGCTTCCAGCACCGCGCCAACGTGGTTGTCACTGCGCCCGCCCTGGAGCCTGTCACGCTCCATGACGTGAAGCTGCAAGCCAGGATCAGCGACGACGCAGAAGACAGCCTGGCCGTGGACGCGATCACCGAGGCGCGCGAGATGGTCGAGGATTATCTGGGCTGCTCGCTGATCAACACGACGTGGAAGGTGACCTTTGACAATTGGCCCGGCGGTGATCGGGATCAGTGGTGGAGCGGGACGCGCGACGGCCATATCCGAGAACTCCACGCGCCCGGCAGCCGCAGCGTGGTCATTCCTCGCTGGCCGCTATCATCAATCACCAGCGTGACGACCTATGATGAGGGGAGCAACTCCACTGCTGTTACTGTTGCTAATGTGTTCGACACCGACACCGCCTCCACTCCCGGTCGCCTTGCCCTGCAGTCAGGATCAACGTGGCCGGTGGCGCTGCGCCCGACAAACGCCATCGAGATCGTCTATGTCGCGGGATATGGCGCCAGCGCCGCGGACGTGCCTGCCCCGCTACGTCGGGCGATCAGGAACATCGCGGCGTATCTGATCACGCATCGGGGCGACTGCGAGGGGCCGGAGGATATCTTCACCGGGTCTGGCGCCCGTCACATTCTCCAGCAATATCGCGTGGTGCGGCTCTGATGGTCAAGTGCTGCGACATCAACGCCGGGATGCTGCGGGAGCCGATCAGCATCCAGCGCCCCACCAAGGTCTCTGACGGCGCGGGCGGCTACACCGAGACATGGGCCGCGCCTTCCGGGTCGCCGACAAGGGCGGGCGTCAAGGCGTCTGGCGGGTCGGAGCGATGGGCCAGCGAGAGGACGGAGGCGGTGGCGACGTGGAAATTCACGATGCGTTACTGGTCGGGGCTGCTGGAGAGTGACCGGATCGTCATGCGATCCATCGCCTACAACATCACGCATATTGACAACGTGGAGTTCGCAGATCGCTGGATGGTGGTCACGGCCACGCGCGGGGTGGCGACGTGAGCCGCACCGAGTTGAGGCTGGAGGGCGGGCCTGAACTTGAGCGCGCGCTGAAGGAGCTGACGCCGGAGATGGAGCGCGAGATCGAGAAGGCGCTGGACAAGACCGGGCTGACGCTGCGGGGCGACATCATCAAGCGATACCAGCGCGGCCCGGCGACGGGTGAGCCGCGTTCCGGTAAGGGCAGGGCCGGGGCCAGCCGCGCATCCGCACCAGGCGAAGCGCCGATGACGGATAGCGGCGACCTTGTGCGCGGCACGGTTTACAACCGCGTACCGGGGGAACTGGCCGTCGAGGTCGAGAACACTACGAAGACCAAGAACGGGCGACACTTCTACGGCTTCATCCTGGAGTTCGGTTCGCGGGATGGCCGGATAAAGGAGCGCCCGGCATGGCGCCCGGCCATCGAGAAGATCCGCCCGCGTTTCGTCGGGTGGATTGAGGACGCGATAAAGAAGGCGATCCGATGAGACAGCACAACATTCATCAGGCGGTTTACACCAAGTTGAGCGGCGATGCCGCGCTGGCCGCGCTGGCGACCGGCGGCATTCACGCGGACAAGGCGCAGCCGACGGATGCAGGCGACGCCACGGCGTTTCCCTATGTCACATTCGGGCGCAACGTCACCTCGCCTTGGGACAGCAAGACGAACTTCGGCGGGCAGCTTTCCATGCAGATTGACGCATGGTCTCGGTCGAACAACTATCTTGAAGTGGAGCAGATCGCGGATCGCATCCACGCGCTGTTGCACCATACCAAGCTGAACATTGACGACTGCGAACACGTCATGACGACGTGCGAGAGCGTGACCGTGACGCCCGATGTGGACGGCCACACCAAGCGCGCGCTGATGCTGTACCGCGTGGTGGTTTACGGCCTGCGGTAGCGTCTCAAGTTGCCTGACATGAAAATTCTTTTCCTCGGGTGCAAAACCCGCTAGGATGCACGTGCATGTGGCGCACTCAGGAAAGGGCCTCGAACCATGGCAGATACAGGACGCTCGCTGCTGATCAAGAAGGGCGGAACGGCCATCGCCGGCGCCCAGGAAAACGGCATCAGCATCGACAATTCCCCCGTCGACATCTCCGACATCGCGTCGGGCGGCTATCGCGAACTGGCGGACTTCGCCGGCAACCGTAAGCTGGATATGAACGTCAGCGGCATCTGGGACGACAAGGTCATGCGCGACGCCGCGCTGACCAGCACCCAGTCGGCGCTTCTGCTGACCGACATCACGCTGGACTTCGCGGACGGCGGCGACATCTCGGGCAACTTCTTCCTCGCCAGCTATGATGAGACCGGCGCCCATGACGGCGCTGTGACCTTCACCGCCACGCTCCAGTCGTCCGGTGCGTGGACCTACAACACGGCTGTGTAATGGCCCAGCGCATCGAACTTGAGTGGAAGGGCAAAAGCTACGTAATCCGCGAGGAACAGGCTTTCGCTCTGGGGGAGGAACTTGAGGACATCGTGACCATCACCGAACTGGCGGCGATGGGCGACAAGCCGAAGTTTTACAAGCTGTCTCGCGCCTATGCGGCAATCATCACCTTCGCCGGGGGTCACGCGACGCCTGCCGAGGTTCATGGCGCCATCATGGACGGGGTGAAGGCTGGCGAAAGCGCGGGGGCCGATGTCGTCATGACGGTGGTCAATACGCTGATATCCATCCTGATGGACGGTGCGCCGGATGGGGACGATGCGGAAGCCGGGGGGACTGACCCAAACCGGGACGCCCCTTCGTCCGTGACTGCTATGTCCGGGCAGTCGGCAGCTTAGGCGTTGCGCCATCGGAGTTCTGGCGGATGAGACCCCGCCATTTCTGGTGGCTGCACCTGGCGGCGGAGGGGCGACAGAGGCGGGCGGGACGTTCCAAAGCCCCGCTGACGAAGAGGCAGGCCACGGCGCTTAAAAACTGGATGGATCGGGCGAATGCTTCCACAGCTAAAGCTTAAAATCGGCGCCGACACCAAGGACGCTGAAAAGGGTCTTGAGCGCACCAGTGACAAGTTGAGCCGCACCGCCCGCGCCGCGGATAAATCACGAAGGGCAATGAGGCGTCTTGGCCCTGCCCTTAAAAGGGTTGGGCAGATTGCAGCGGCGGCGGCAGCGGCTGCGGCGGCTGCGTCCGGGCTGCTGTTGAAGTCCAGCCTTGCAAACATCGACGCACAGGCCAAGCTGGCGCGAACGCTCAACACCACGGTCGCGTCCATGCAGACGCTTGAGCGGGCGGCTGAACTTCAGGGCGTCAGCTTTGAGCAGCTTTCGGTCGGCCTCCGCGACTTCTTCCGCCGCACGTCGCAGGCGGCGGCTGCGGGCAAGGGGCCGGTGGTCGATGCGTTCAAGGCGATCAAGACAAACATCAGCGAGCTGAACGCGCTGCCGCTGGACGAGCGGGTGGCGCTGGTCAACGAGCGGCTGCGGGAGTTCGTGCCGGCGGCGCAGCGCGCGGCTGTCGCGGGGCAGCTATTCGGCGAAAAGGCGTCGCTGCTGCTGACCCGCCTTGATGCGGATACGATCAGTCAGGCGAATGACGAACTGCGCGAGTTGGGCGTGTTGCTGTCCGACGTGGACGCGGCCAAGGTCGAGGCGGCCAACGACGCCATGACCAAGCTATCCACGGTCATCACCGGCATCGGCAACCGGCTGGCGATACAGCTTGCGCCGACGCTGCAGAGGGTTTCCGATTTGCTGGCTGAAAGCGCGAAGGAGGGCGGGGCGCTCAACAAGGTGATGGCGTTCATGGGGAGCGTCATCAGGGACGTTATCCAGACCGCGTCTGCGTTCATCGCCATTATTGCCGCGATCCCCGGCATCGCAGCGGAGGCATGGGACCGCGTGATTGCCGGGCTTGGCGGAATTGAATACGCGTTCAAGGCGCTGGCGGTCCAGATGAAAATAGCCTGGACCGAGGCGATGGATTGGATCTTGGCCAAGACGGAAGGCTTTCTTCTTGAGTTGAGCGGTGCAATCGCTGGGGTCTCCCCGGAATGGGCTGCTGACCTGGTTGAGAGCGCCGCCGCGATGAATGCGTCCATGCTCGCGTCGCAGCGCGCAATAGGTGGCATGAGGTCAGAGGCGGAGGAATTCGCCAATGTTTCAGCCGATGCGTTCCGGGGCGCGTTGATGCCGATGGAGAGCCTGAACGAGTTGGGCGACGATCTTGTTTTGATCTTCGGCGACATCGCTAGAGCGACGAGGATTGGCGGCAAGGTTATCGAAGACAGCATGACCGGGGCCAAGGACGCGCTCGGGGGGGCAAAGGATGCGGTCAGCGACCTTGCTGTTACGATGAAAGACAAGTGGGAGGGCCTGGCGTCCACTATTGAAGACGGGATGACAAATGCGTTCATGTCAACGCTTGACGGGGTCAGTTCCACCAAGGACGCATTCAGGACGATGGCCAAGGACATCATCCGCGAACTCTATCGCGTCCTCGTTGTTCAGCAGTTGGTCGGCTCCTATGGCGTCGGGGGGCGGGGCGGCTCTGGTATCTTGGGCGCGATCGGCGGCTTGTTCGGCATTGGCGACGGCGTCGGCTTTGGTTCTGGACTTGGAGGGACATCGGGCTTCTTGCCGACGTGGCCGGCAGGCGGGCCTATGTTCACACCCCTGTCTTTCGCTGGCGGTGGATCAACTGGCATGGGCGCCCGCTCCGGCGGCGTTGATGGCCGCGGCGGCTTCCCTGCCATTCTGCACCCCAAGGAGACCGTCGTGGACCACACGCAGGCCGGAGGCGGCGGCGGTGGTGGCGTGACGGTCAATCAGACGATCCAGATCAGCACCGGCGTCCAAGCGACTGTCCGCTCCGAGATCATGTCGCTCATGCCGCAGATCGCGGAGAGTTCCAAGCTTGCCGTGCTTGAGGCGAGGCAGCGCGGCGGCGCATTCGCGGGGGCGTTCAGGTAATGGCTATCACCTACCCTTTGACGTTCCCGACACACACCGGCATCGCGTCCGTCCGTATGCGGATGATCCGCGCCTCGGTCCTGTCCATGTCGCCGTTCACCTTTGCCCAGCAGACGCTCCAGCACTCCGGGCAGCGGTGGGAGGCTGACATCAGTTTGCCGCCGATGGACAAGGCGCGGGCTAAGGCGTGGATTGGTTGGCTCGCGTCACTGAATGGGTACCAGGGGACGTTCCTGATGGGAGACCCTGACGGCGCGTTGCCGATGGGTACGGCGGGCGGTACGCCGCTGGTGAATGGCGCGGGCCAGACCGGATCGACGTTGACCGTTGACGGCGCGTCGGCAGGGTCAACGGGCTGGCTGCTGGCGGGGGATTACTTCCAGCTTGGCAGCGGGTCCACGTCCACGCTGCATATGGTGACGCAGGACGCGGATGCGGACGGCTCCGGCAACGTGACGCTGGAGATATTCCCCGAGATCCGCACCGCCCAGGACGACGACGCGGCGCTGACGATCATCAATCCCAAGGGCCTGTTCCGGCTCAATGGACCGAATACGGACTGGGACGTGAGATCGGCGGCGATCTATGGTCTCAGCTTCTCGGCGGTGGAGGCGATCTAATGGCGCGCGGGCTTCCTTCTGACGTGATCGACGTGATCGGCAATGACCACGTGCGCGTCTTCCTGGCCGTTGACGTGCTGCTGGATAGCCCGAACGACCTGCATTTCTGGACCGGCTCCTATCCGCTGGAGTACGACGGGTACACCTACACCGGCGCGTCATGGATGCTCCAAATAAGCGACATCCAGGAAGGCTCCGACATCAGCGCCAAGGGCGCGACGATGAGCCTGACCGGCCTGCCATCCAGTCTTGTGGACCTGGCGCTTGACGAGCCGTACCAAGGGCGGCTTGCGCGCATCCATATCGGCTTTCTGAATGATCCGGTCGAAGCCGGCTCAACGCTGAAGATCAACGCGACTGATTACCTGCTGATCGATGCGACCAGCAAGCTTGGCATCGCGTCCAACTTCCCCACGACCATGTACACGCTCTTCTCCGGCTACATTGACCAGATGACCATCGACCAGGGGCCGGAGTCCTGCACCATCTCGCTGGCGGTCGAGAACAAGCTGATCGATCTGGAGCGCCCGCGGATCCGGCGATACACGGACGAGAACCACCAGTTGAGATACCCCGGCGACTTGGCATTCGAGTTCGTGACCCGGTTGCAGAATGAAACATTGCCATGGAATGTGGACGTATGACCGGCGCGCTCAGTCAATACATCGCCTCGTTTGAGGGCGTCCCGTTCGACTGGGGCGCCCATGACTGCCTGACGTTCAGCAACGGGGCTGTCGCGGCGGTGCGCGGCGAGGGCTGGTGCGACGACTGGCTCGGCAGCTACAGCGATCCACAGACGGCGCTGGTGGCCTATGCGCGCCACCTGCGGGCCGAGGGGAAGGCGGACTTCATCGACGGGGTGGACAGCCGGCTGGAGCGGGTAGACACGCTCTGGCCGCGCGACGGCATGGTCTGCGCGGTTCCCGAGGATGGGGTGCTGCGCTGGTCATTCGGCATCGTCTGTGGCGGGCTGGAATGGTACATGAGCGAGGACGGTATTGTCTCGCGTGAGCCTGACGGCGCGGCGCTGTACTGGAGGACCGAATGAGATTGCGCCGTCCCCTCGCCGCGTTCCTGCTCGGCACGACGATGTTTACCCACTTCCCGGAGAAGGCGCAGGCGGACCCGATCACGCTGTCCGTTGCCGCGGTGGCGACGGCATCCTCGGTGGGGTCGATTGCTGGCATCGCGACCTATTCCATAAGCGCGTTCGGGTTCACGCTGCTCGGCGCACCTGCCGTCTTCGCATCCTTCGCCGTGCGCGCCGCGCTGGGCTTCGCGATGAATGCCCTCATGTCCAAGGGGCGCGGCGTTGCTGGCGGCTATACGATCAACGAACTGGGGCCGGCCCTGCCCCACACCGTCGTCTATGGCGAGACCCGCGTGGGTGGCGTGATCTTCTATCAGACGCTGACCGACAAGGGCGGGGAGGTGAACGAGTATTATCACATGGTCATCGCGGTCGCGGGCCATGAGATCGACAGCTTCCAAGCGATCTATTTTGACGACGACGAATTGACGATTGATGCAAGCGGTAACGTGACTGCTCCGTCTCGATGGAATGGGGTGGCGCGGATCAAGTTGCACACTGGCGGGGACGGGCAGGGCGCTGACGCGGATCTTGTGAGCGAGGTCAGCGAATGGACTGCCGCTCACCGCGCGCGTGGCGTGGCGTATATCTACATCCGATTTGACTACGACGCGACGGCCTTTGCAAACGGCGTTCCGAATGTAACAGCCAAGATCCGCGGCAAGAAGATCTATGATCCGCGCGACGGGACAACATCGTGGAGCAGCAATTCGGCGCTGGTCCTTCGCGACTATCTTACGGCAGGTTATGGCCTGGCGCAGACCGCCGACGAAATAGATGACGATCTGGTTATAGCGGCTGCAAATGTCTGCGATGAAACGACAGACGGCGGGAGTCGGTTTACATGCAACGGAGCGATCTTGCTGGACAGTCGCCCGGAGGATATCTTGCGGAACCTGCTGTCCTCGATGGGCGGCACGTTCTGGTACGCTAATGGCAAGTGGGGGATGCAAGCGGCGGAGTACATCACGCCGGTTTACACATTCACCGAGGATGACCTGCGCGGGAATCTCAAGATCAGCACGAGGCAATCCCGCCGTGACAACTTCAACGGCGTGACCGGCGTCTATCGCGGGGCCGATACAGACTATGCCGAGGCCGACTATGAGCCGATTGTGGGGGCGACCTATGTCACCGAGGACAACGGGGCGGAGGCGTTCACCGACCTGCCGCTGATCTTCACTGATACCGAGGTGATGGCCCGGCGCATCGCGACCATCTTCCTTGAGCGGAACTGCCGGCAGATCACGGTCAGCGGGCAATTCGGCCTGCGCGCCCTGCTGGTCAGGGTGGGCGACACGATCAAGCTGACGAACGCCTACGCCGGGTGGACGGAAAAGGTGTTCGAGGTGGTGGACTGGAAGATGATCTTCACCAACGAAATGGATATCAACATCGCCATGATCTTGAGAGAGATCGATAGCTTTGTATTTGCCCCAAGCGCCTTGGCCGCCTACGCCATTGGTGAATCATTGCCTAAGTTGGTCGCCGACTTCGATGCGGCGACGGAGTATTATAGCGCATCCGAAATCACATCGACATTCGATGACCTGTTCACCCACACGGGGGAATCCCTCAGGACTATGGTGGACAGCGATGGAAGCTTGAAATGGGCCGCCCATAACCTGCTCTTGCAGAGTGAAGATCTCTCGTCCGGGTCATGGACCGGAACCAACGTCACGGTCACATCTAACGCAACGACAAGCCCGGACGGCGACACCAGTGCCGATCTGGTTGTCCCCTCGGTGGTGGATGTGAGTCACAAAGTAGCCCCTAGCATTTCCGGCAGCTTTTTGCCCAAGGCGACGCTGGCCTTCTGGGTCAAGGAGAACGCGGCAGCCGGCTATTATGTTTTCGTCAGGCTCTACGTTGGAAGCAATAACTGGGAAGATGTCTTCGTCCAATTGTCCGATGGCGCTGTCAGTTATGAATCAGGGTCGAGCAGCACGGCGACAAGCGTCACAGGGACCAGCACAGAGGCTTCGGACGGCTGGTATATTGTCAGGGTCGAATATGATTATGACTCTCTGACCGAGATCGACATTAACTTCTCGAACAACGGCAGCAGGTCAGAAACCACGACTGGTCATGACACATTCGCGGGCGACGGGACATCCGGGGCTTATTTCTGGGGCGTTCACTATTTCCAATCAAGCCTCGGTGGCATGGCCGACAATCCCAGTCGCCCCGGTACATACGTCGAAACAACATCCACCGCCGCTTACAAGCCTCGTCGTCAGGCGTACACATACGACGGCAGCAACTACGTCAAGAGCGGCCTGCTGTTGGAGAGCGAGGCGCGGACGAACCTGTTGACATATTCGGAAGACTTCACCGACGCGACATGGTCGAAGCAAAACGCCGGGACGCTGGCAGTCGATGCGACCGGCCCGGATGGGCAGACTTCAGCGGTAACGCTTGTCGATAGCGGGGCAACGGGGACGGGGTTCGCGGGGGTGTCCAATAATACATTCACCGTTTCGACTACGACTGCTTACACTTTCTCTGCATTTCTCAAGGCCGACCAGCTTTCATGGGCTGCTCTCCGGGCGATAAACTTTACCACGCCAGCGACCGGCAGCGTCTACTTCGACTTGTCCACGGGGTCTGTCGGCACAGAAGATGCAGGGCTGACTGGTAGGGTCGAGGACTTTGGCGGCGGCTGGTATCGCTGCTCGATCACGTTCACCACGGACGCCGCGGACACTTCGGGGGCGGTGGGGATCTACCTGGCTGATGCTGACGGGGACATCACCGTGGATCTTGACGGCACGTCTTCAATTCTCATCTTCGGTGCTCAGTTCGAAGATGGCTCCACCCCCTCCAGCTACATCCCCACATCTGGCGCGACTGTGGCGAGAGCAGCCGAGTCGCGGACAACCGACGCTGTCGATGCGCCGTACAGCGCCTCCGGCATGTCGGGGTCGCATAAGGCGGTGATCACCTACGCCGACGAAGGGGCCGCATCTCAGGAAACCATCTTCGACTGGCGCTCCGACGCCAACAATCGGATTACCATCACGCTCGACACCGATGGCGCGAAGACCGGGACCGTCACGCTCACCGTGGTCAATGCCGCGTCCTCTGTCAGCGTCTCCGCCACCGCTGAGTTGACCCCCGGCATAAACAAGAGCCTCAATGTGGCGTGGCGGCTCAGCGCATCGGAGATGAACATCGCGCTGAGCGGCACCGCAGAGACCGCCGTGGCCTCGCCCGGCGTTCCTGATCTTAGCGCAGCCGATGTTGATTGGTCCAGCACGATGAGCACGTCCGAAGAGGACATTCTCTGGGACGCCGACCTGGGCGACACTGGAATAGTGACGGCCTCAACATGATAGGAGACAGCGATGGCTGACACCGAATTCAAAGACCTGACCGCGTTGGCCGGGACTGACCTTGCAAGCGGCGACAGCCTGCTGGTCCTCGACGCGACCGGCAATGTCACGAAACGCATCCTGATCTCGGAGATCATCGCCACGCAGGCGGAGGCGGAAGCCGGGACCGAGGCGCAGCGGTTCATGAACCCGCTGCGTACGCAGCAGTTCTATGATGCGCAGGTCCAGACCGCGACTGTTCTGGCATCGGTGACGGCGAGCGGCGCGTCCACGCTGTCCTTGACCGACACCCACCTGAACACGACGGATTATGACTTCTACGGGCTGCACCTTGAGCGGATCATTCCGGGGACGGATGGGACGAACCTTTACGCCCGCGTATCGACCAGCGGCACGTTCAAGGACGGCGCGTCGGACTACTCCTACCTGGTGTGGGGGGATGGCGTCGGCGTCAATTCGAATGAAACGGGGAGCGCGGCGGCGGCGCAGGTTGTGCTGAACCCTGAGAGCATCGGCAATGCAGCAGGCGAAGAAGGCTGGAGCGGCACGATATTTTTGCACAACATGGCCGAGGGATCTTATCGCACTCGCATGACCATCGACGGCGGATACCGGCGCGCCGCGTCCGGCGTGTGGATGCGGTGCAACGGCTCTGCGGAGTACACCACGGCTGAGGCGAATGACGGTTTCCAGCTCCGCATGTCGTCTGGTACAATCTCCGGGCGCGTCACTGTGGTGGGGTATGCCTACGTTTGAGGCCTCTGGTAGAGTGTAGCTAGCTGACGCAACGGCAAGGGCAGCACAATGACGGACCACGACAAGAAAGTAGCGGCGGCCATCGAGCGTCTGATCCGCCACAAGATGCGAGGGCGGGTCGGGACGGACCGGCGCGATATCGCCCTGCTCGCCTATTTTCAGGAGTACACCGGCCACCCAGACGCCGCGAAGACCGCGCGCAAGCGTGACAAACTGGCGAAGAAAGACGCCGCTTTCCACGCCGTATATCCGATGGCGGGCGCCAATGGCTGAACCCACCAGCGGTCTCTCGGTGGCTTGGCTGCTGGATCACGCATGGACTGGCCTTGTCGCCGTCCTTGCCCTGATGTGGCGCCAACAGCGGAAGGACCGTGAGGACGCCGATGCAAAGTCCGACACGCATGGCAAGATGATTACCGACGTTCACGCCCGCATCTCCGTCGTGGAAAGCCGCGTCGGGAGCATCAGCAAGCGGCAGGAGGAAGACCGCAGAGATATCAGCAAGCGTCAGGATGAAGCCCGTGAAGATCACCGCATCGCGCTCGGCGAGTTCGGCAAGCAGTTGACCGAGGTGCGGAATGAAGTGAGAGATGAACTGCACCTTATTCGTACGGACTTGGGGCTGGCGCTTACCGACTTCCGCAAGGAGAATGCAAAGTTCATGGCCGCCGCGCTTAGACACCCGAAGGACTAGGAGGCAGACATGCCGAGCGATTATCCGATAGTGAAGTGGGCGATGGGCGTTGCGACCGTCGTCATTCTGGTCTGGCTATTCGGAGCGGACAACGTCTGGACGTTCCTCACAGAAGACGTGTGGGGAACCGCAGTAGGCTACCTCGGCGGGGCGCAGGCCGGTGGGTAACGTTTCCCAGAATTTCAGCCGCAGCGAATTCCGATGCAACGGCATTGAGGAAATCAACTGCGGTTGTGGTCGCGACGCCGTGGATGTCGAGCTGGTGAACGCGCTGGAGACCATCCGGCGGGACATGGCTGGCGGGTCGCCGGTGCAGATCAACAGCGGCAACCGCTGCCACCTGTGGAACACCCACCACAAGGTTAATGGATCGCCCCACTCGCAGCATCTTCTCGGCAAGGCGGCGGACTTCTGGTTCCCGCGCGGCGACGTGGATCTGGAGGAAGTGTATGCACAGATGGACGACCGATGGCCCAAGAAGTATGGCATGGGCCTCTATCGCCGGTTTATCCATCTTGACGTGCGTCCGCTGAGGGCCAGATGGCTCGGCTGATCCTCGTCCTCCTGCTCTCCGGCTGCGTGTACATCAAGACAACTGACCGCACCGGAAACACCGAGGAACGGCTAGGCGTCGGCCCCATCGTCATCACCCCGTCAGCCGGTCCCGGCGATATCCAGACGGTTCAGGGCGTAGGCGCTGCGGTCGCTGCCGGTCAATATGGTGGACATGCAACCGTAGGGTGGTACTATACGCGCACGGTATTTGCAGATGACTGCGGGCTGGCGCTTGAGCTGGAGACTGACCGGCCCGACCTTATCCCCGAGGCGCTGTGGCGCCCATGCTCAGGAGAGTGAAATGGCCAAGATCCTGTACCTGTTCGTCGCGACCGTCCTGATGGCGGCCTGTTCGACCAATCCGACCATCGTGCAGTCGAGCGGCGGTGCGGGCCTCTATCTCGACGTGCAGCCGAACGCGAACAGCTACAAGCTGGGCGCCGGCACGGTGAAGTCCGACTTTCTGATGGCTCCAAACGAGACGAAGAACGGCCAGGTGCTGACCGCGACCAACCGCACCTATGGTGCTGACGGCGCTGTCACTGCGGAGAGTTTGGACACCCGTAGCGCCGTTGCGTTCTTCGAGGGGAACAGCACCGCGCTGATCGACTTCGGCATTGGCGACGCTGACACCGGCACCGGCATCGAGAGCGCCGCCGCCGTGGGCGCCGCTGCTGACCGGCTGGTGCTGATGGCGTCCTGCATCGAGGCCGCAGGGACCGGCGGCTCTGCTGAGTTCTGCCGCTAATGCCCGAACCTCTCCCGCCGCGCGACCCCCTGCCGCCGAGGCCACCCACCCCGCCGAGGCCACCATTGCCGCCCCGCCCGCCGACATGACGGACCGGACAGACGGCGAGCGCTGGGCCTTCCTCGCCATGGGCGGCACGTCTCCCGAGATCGAGCGGCTCAACCGCCGCCCCGACACGCCTGAGAACCGGGAAGCCCTGCGCGCCGCCATAGACCTCGCCATCGAGGCGGGCGTGGAGGTTGGCGAGGAATGACCTGCCCAACCGTCAAGGCTATGGCCATCAAGCATGTGCTGGAGCTATACGCTGGCGGTGTGGTGCGCCGCATGAACGAGGCGCACCTGTCGTCACTCGACCAACTCAATCCCCCGCGCCAAGCCGTCGTTGAACCGGATGAAGCCCCTTTTCCGCAGCGCGTGGACGAGGCGGTGGACGTTCCCCACTGAGGCCAACCCCATGTGATCGGCGATCTCCTGGTAAGACGGACTATAGCGGTTCTCGGCGATGTATGCCTCTATGAAGTCCAAGGCGGTGCGCTGGCGCTCAGTCATCGTGGCCTCCATTCGTAAAGTCTCGGTGGAATGCGCGCTTGCGCCAATGCTCGATGTCTCCGCCGGCGTCTTGCAGGGCATCTGCATCCGTCACGCCGCGCAAGTCCCGCGCCTCCACAAACGCGCCCTCGCCGGTGTCGTGGTTCAAAACGACAAAGCCGATGACCTCGACGCTGTCGGGCGCCATGTCGATTATCGGATGAACATCAGCGTCTCGGCATATCCAGATCTTGTCCTGCCATTCGTAGCGCATATGCTCGCCGTCGCCAGTCACCCTGATATTGGGGTCCATCTCACTCTCCTTCCATTAACAGTTGCAGTTTCTCAGGCACCACCTGCGCCCTGATCGCCAGCAGCCGGGCGCTTGCCCATTCCGCCGCGCTGATCAGATCGCGGGTGTTGTAGATCGCGAACAGCTCCTCCGCCTCGCGGATCGGGTTGGCGATTCCGATGGCCGTGAAGAACTCCAGCCCCATCGTCTCCTGCCGGTCATGGTACTCCCGCGCCATCGGCAGGCAGTGCCACGGCGGGGGCTTCATCGCCGCGCCGGTGTGGTTGCGTATGTGGGCCAGGTCAACCGCGGGCTGGCCTGAGACCACGCACGTAGCGGGGAGCGCGCCGAGCCATTCGCGGTAGCCGGCGAATAGGGCGTGTTCCTGGCGGCGGCGGGTGGCGTTGCGTTTCATGGCTTGCGCCGCGCTGCGAGCATCTCGTCTGCGCACTTGTAGGCATCCGCTGCATAGGTCGATGGTTTCCCATATATTTCGGGGTTGGCCGACATCCCCGACAGCGCCTGTCCCGCGAACCAGTCGCGGAGGGTCATGCCGGGATCGCCGCCGTGGTGCGGGTCTCCATGTGCAAATGCCGGGCCGCCGTTGTCTTTATCGCTCATCATGTGTTCCTCTCATCATGGATATCCTTCATGGTCGGTCGGATCTCGATCTGATTAGCGCACGGCATGTAGATGCGCGCCACCTCTTCCCACGCGAGCGAGGTAGACCCCTTGATTCTGACCTCAAGGCAAAACGGGTCGTCACGGTGTTCTCCCACGACGTACTCGACGCCCGCCGATGTCACGACAACCAACTTGCCAAACTCGATCTTAACTTCCATCGTTATGCACTCCTCTCGTCATAGATATCATCAGACCACTGCACCCCGTAGTCTCCACACCACGCATAAACAAACTCTATCAGGTCGCTCATCTGCCGCACTGTGAGCCTGGACGATCTGAACCCGGTCGGGAACGGGCGCCCGTCCAGCCCCTCGGCAAACTGCACCTCGTGGCCGCAGGCGTGCATGAATAGCGCCTTCCATTCGTCGGCAGTGTGCTTTCTCCCGCCCGGCTTGGCGCGGCTCACGTCAGAGAGCATGGCCCATAGCTTGGCGTTCTGATCCAGCGTCCGCTTGGCCTCACGGATATTCACGACCGCATCCACGGGCGCGGCGTCCACCAGCGCATGGGCAAGTTTGCGCTGGCGCTCGCCTCTCAGAATGACGGTCTGGCCTTGGGGCATGTCAGACGCCCCTAAGCGCCCGCTGCGCGGCCATGTAGTCGTGTCGTGTAATGTGGCCGGTGCTGATCGTCACGTCTCCGTTGTCGTCGAAGACTGCCGCAGAGAAGGGGCGCAGGGCTTTCCGCATCCGCTCGATCTCGGCCTCCATCTCGCGTATGGTATCCGGCAGAATATAATATCTGCCGTCGATTTTGTATGTCTTCATCAAAACGCCTCCTTCTCCGTCCACGTCCGCACCCCATCAATCTCGCTGTCGCGGTGATGCTTGCGGACATACTCCTCGATGAACGCGGTGATGGCGTCACGGTCATTCGCCGCGATCCAGTGCAGCGCCTTGCGGTG